CTTGAAGCCGTCGGCCGTTCCGAACTGCGTTACTCCTGTGACCAGTCCCGTGGCCGGGTTGTAAGTGCCGCAGTAACGCAGGTTGCGGTTGAACAGGGTGCTGGCCCCTGTCTTCATCCAGCTGTTGCCATTCCAAACCGAGACCTGGCCGGTGCTTTCCTGCAGCCAGGTCATCCCGATGGGATGGGTGCCGACACCAGCGGGTGGTACGGCTTCCTGGATGTAGGCCAGCGCGTAGTCCGCCAGCTTTTGAGCGGTGACGCTGTGATCAGCCAGCCTGTCGGTGGGCAGCGTGCCGCTGGTGATCTTGGCGGCGTCCAGGCTGGGAATGTCGCTCGCGCTCAGCGCAGCGCTGCCGGTGACATGGCCCTGTGCGTCATAGGTGAGCTTGGTACCGGTTCCAGCAGTGAGCTGGTTGGTGTGCTGCAGGACGCCTGAGGGCTGAACGGTGAACTCAGTGCCGGGGGTGATGGCCCCGATGGCTCCCGCCGTGGCAACGGGCAGGTCGGACGCCGCAAGCGGACGGCCGCCGGTGACTAGGCCGTGGTTGTTGTAGGTGACGAGGTGGGCGGTGGCGCTCGCCGTGGTGGCGTTATCGATTCGGATGGCAGCGCCGAGGCCCGTGGCCCCACCGTCAATCTTCAGGCCGCTGCCTGCGGGAACTGAGACACCGCCGATCGCTGAACCGCTGGCGCGGGGCAGGTCATCGGAGGTGATGCCGCGCAGCGTGACCGAGCCCCCGCCGGCAGCGGGACCAGCGAGGAACTGGGCCGCTGCTGTGGCATCGGTGACCTTGGCCGTCACGGTCGCAGTATCGCCGACCTGACTGACAGCAGTTGTCAGCGGGCCGAATGCGGCCCCCTGCACAACATTGACGGAGCCAGCCGCCTTGAACGCCTCCCAGGCTGAGCCGCTCCAGATCGAGAGCTTGTTGCCAGTGGTGGCCAGGCCGAGCTGACCGATGTAGCTGCCGGCGGTGGGCAGGGCGGTGCCTGTGACCACGCTGCTGTTGTCGCCCAGCTTGGCAGCCGTGACGGCCTTGGCCTGCAGGTGGATCGTGCCAACGCTGTCAGGCTGAAGCGCGTAGTTGAGCTTGTCTGGCGGAATACTGCCAGGGTCGATCAGCGCAACACCGCTCTGGATGAGGTCTTTGACGGTGATGCGCTTCGTTTCACTCGCAGATAGGTCAGCAAGTGGAAGCGGATCGGTGGCTTGCAGGAGTGCCCCAGCAATCGGGGGCAGTTTGGAGATCTCCAGATCAGCCATCGAAGCCAGGCGCTACACCACAACCCCAGCCTAGAGCTGGGCTATGGATCCTCCAGCAGCAGCGGGCTGCCGTCTTCCTGCAGGATCAGATCGCCGCTCTCTTGTAGCAGGTAGGCAGGCGGCATTCCCATGTGCAGGCGGACGGGGCCGGTGGTCACGAACTGCACCGTGGAGCGGATCACCTGGCCGGGGTCGAAGGTGGTGGCCACGTTGGTGATGACGCAGGCCGCCTCGTACCAGAGGTAAGAGTTGCTGGTGCTGGTGTCGAGGTAGAAGCGGCCCTGGAAGTCAGCACCCTGCTGGGTCAGGATGCAGAGCTGCGCCAGGTAATGAGGAAACTCCATCCGCTCGGAAGTGCCATCGCAAAGAGACGCCTTGTAGTTCCACAGACAGTTGAGGGTGCCTTGGCCGCTGATCAGTCCCTTCGTGTACTGGTTGCGGAATTCCTCGCCGAGGCTGGTGATGTCCACCGTTTCGCGGTTTGTGGTCAACTCATAGCTGCTGATGTTGGCCAGGCAGCGGTAGCGCGAGTAGGCGGTGTGGACGCTGATGGGCTGTGGCGTGGTCGGGGCTTGTAGGGGCAACGCGTGGCTGCGGTTACCTGTCAGTGCGTCACCGAAGGTGGCGTACAGGCTGATGCCACCGGCGTCGTCGATGTTGATGTAGCCGGTCCAGTCCGGGTAGGCGTGACCCGCGACCAGCTGCAGGTCACTGCCGTCTTGGGTGCGGATCTCGATCTTGTCGCCGGTGATCAGGGCGCTGTGGTCGAGGTCGAAGCTGAAGCGCTTTCGCGCTTCATTGACGTCGGCGCCGTCGAGGGTGCCGTGCAGGGGGCCATCAAGGCTGGCGCGCTGCAGCTCCACATGGCCGCTGTCGCCGAGGTAGATGCCCATCAGAGCGTCACCTCAGTTGGGGCGCCGCTGAACTCGAACGCGCAGCTGGCGCTGAACACCTCGCCCACCGCCATGCTCATCTGCACGCTGGTGAGCCATGCCGTGCCGCTGATGTGGCGGCCCGAGGCGGTGCCGTCATCGAGGCGGAGCTTCAGCGTGACTGCTTCGGCTTCGTGGCCGACGCCTTCGCTCTCACCGGCCACCTTGGCCTTGATCAGCTTGGCAAGCAGGGTGCTGGCGTCGTTGGTGGTCCGATCGGCCGGGTCTTCGGCGTAGTAATAGAGCGTGCAGTTGCCGGTGGTGGAGCGGACGCCGGGGGCGGTGGTGCGGTCGGTGTCCTTCAGGCTGGTGGTGTCCAGCAGGGCCAGGCTGCTGCTCACGCTCCAGTTGGCGACGCGGGCGGCTTTCTTGCCGTCGATGTGAAGCTCGCCGTTGCTGCCGCTGTAAAACATCAGAAGACTCCGATCAGGTTGACGGTGACGCTGCTGCGCCCTGGCCGGACGCTCACCACCTTCGGCGGCTCGGCGTAGCGCCAACGGTTGCCCCAGAACTCGGCGCCGATGGCTTGTGGACTGCCGCCCCAGCCCGCCTTGGCGCCAGGGTCGCCGTCAAACACGAAGGTGTTGTAGGTGCCCCAGGTCTCGTTGAAGTGATGCAGGAACAGCTCGGCGTTGGCGTCGCTGATGTTGTCGTAGCTCAACGAGAGCATCATGCCGGTGCGCTTGGAGCCGTAGAGCAGACGCACCTCGGCGCCGTCCTGGGCGCGGTACTCACGGACTGGCCAGTTGCCGGGGTCGAAGGAGCGGGCGGTAGGCACCAGATCAGGGAAGGCCATCAGTAGTCCTTGCTGAAGTTGGCACCGTTTGTGATGTCCCTGGCAATCAGGCTAACGAGGCCCTCATCGACGGGATGCTCGGCCGCCACGATCTCGACCAGGCCATCCTCGTCGAGCGTCAGCTGCTCTACCTGATACACCCCTTGAGAAGCGGCGGCGTACTTCACGGTGAAGAGGGTGTCGTGCAGAGCGGGTTCGATGACCCTGCCCTCCGCCACTGTCATCTCGCCTTCCTTTGTGTCGCTGCTGGCGCGGTCGTAGTAGAAGATCGGGTAGGAGCCGTCTGTGATGGTGCCGCTGCTGGTGACGGTGCCATCGGCGGCGATGACGCCGTTGTTGGCGGCGTGGTACGGGCTGGCCTCGGTGGCAACACGGATGTAGTTGCCGGGCGCCAGGTTCAGACCGTAGGGGGTCGTCTTGAAGCTGACGGTGTGCGTGACCCGGCGCCGCACCGACAAGGAGAAGCGGCCGAACAGAACGGCGTGCTCTTCGCTGCAGCAGAAGTCGGCCATGTTGAAGGTCTCGACGGGGTATCCCCCGCCGCCGGCCTCGTTCCAGAACACCGAGACCGTGCGCTCTTCCGCGAAGTCGTTGACGTGCTCAAGGCGCCAGGTCAGTAGGGCCAGGAAGTCGCGGCGCTGGTCGGCTTCCAGGTAGTCGATGCGGAAGGTGTCTTCGATGATGTTGCCGGCGGTGAACATCGCTGAGATCGGCACCGGCCCCAGGCTGATGTTGCCGGCCGCATCGACAGGGATGGCGGGCTCCAGGGCGAAGCGCCCGTTGGCGATCACGAAGTTCAGCAAGAAGTACGGCGCGGTCTGCGCCAGGTAGTCCCGCACGTTCTGCGGATTGGCCAGGGCGCCGTTGAAGAACAGCTTGTTGGCCCGCAGAAAGCGGCACGCCTTGGCGAACGAGGCCGTGTCGATCAGATCCTTGGAGAAGGTGCTGCCCAGGCCAGCCTGCTGGTCGGTCAGCAGGAAGTACACCAGATCGGGGAACAGGTTGCTCGGGCCGGCGGTGCCGCCGTCGTCGGGGTGAAGGCGGGGCACCCATGTGCCTGACTTCAACCACACCCGCACCTGATCCATGGTCTGGAAGTTGCGCCCAGCGCGCAGGGCCAGACCGCAAGTGGTCAGGTTGTCGTACTGGGGCGCACCAGCGTCGTTGGCTACGGTCTCATTGACGTAGACGATGGTGTGCTCGGGGCCGTTCTCGTTGCTGGTGGTGCGCTCTACATAGTTGCTGAGGTCAGTGATCTGGCCGTTCTCCTCGAAGATGCGATCGGAGTTCATGCCGATCACCTCCACCTCCTGAGCCACCTGATTGACGCGGAAGTAGACGCCAACGGTTGCAGTGGCCTTGTAAAAGGGATTGCCCGATGTGATCGGAACGGTGAACAGCGCTTCGGTGCCGGCGGTCCAGTTGCCGGTGGTGGTGCCGGCGATGGGCGCGTAGGTCACGCCCTCCCACGCTTTGGTCTGTTTCCAGTAGTCGGCCCAATCCTTGGGGCCCTTGACGACGGTGCCCGTCATGCGGACATCGACGCTCTTGCTGCCGCTTTTCAGCGTGAACGTCTTGGATGCGGTTGTGCCGAGGGGCAGCGTCTCGGCGTGACCCAGCAGCTCGTATTCGAACGAGGATTCGCGGCCGCCCGGTGAACCCAGCGCTGAGGTTTCCGCAACAACGACGCGGACGCCGGTGTGCGGAAGGCCGTAAGGGTTGCGCGGATTGGAGGGGGAAATAGGAACAACGCATCCGAAGAGGTCGTTGTTATTCATCTTTCCGCTGCTGCCCGTCACCTTGATCTGGGTAGAGAGGGTCCAGGCGCGCCAGCCAGGGAAATAGGGATGATCAGCTGGGAAGTTCTTGTCAACCACGCCGCTGAACTGCAGCTCCAGCCAGCGGTCCTCAGGAAAGGGGAACTTGATCGTTTTGGTTGCCGTCAGGCCCATGGAGCTGGCTTGGCCGAACAGCTCCCAGCACAACGCGGCCTCACGGCCTTGCGTGTAACCGTCAGGCAGCAAGGCCACAAACGCAACGGCTGTGGCCTTGGCGCTGGCACCCTCGATGTCGGGGTACATCTCAGCGCGCTGGATGTATGACGGGGCGGTGACGTACGAGGGCTGGTTGTCGGTCTGGTCGCCGGTAGTCAGCTCAGGCGCGAACTCAAGTTCGCCTTTGCTGGCGTAACGGCCCACGGCGTTGAGCTTGAACAGGCCGTAGGCGGTGTTGTACTCGCCATAGAGGCGGGCGCCAGTCATGTCGATGGCGTTGATCCTTGCGTCCAGCAGCCAGAAGATTTCGCTGTCTGGTGAGTGCTGCGTCAGGTCGGCGCCGTTCTTGGGGATGAAGCGGTACTCGTATTGCCGGCGGTCCGGGTGAGTGATGCGCAGGAAGTTGTACTGATCGACGGGGGCGCTGCCTTGGATGGCGAACTGCTCGCCAAGAGGGCGCCAGTCGAAGTCTTTGCCGGTGGCGGGGTTGATGCCGGTTGGGCGCAGCCAGATCGTGAAGACGCTGGTGCGCTTGAAGTAGGTCGTCATCGACCCGCTCTGCCAGCTGTCGCCCCGGTTGTCGGCGTTGCGCATCTCCCTTGGAGTGGGCAGCGAGGCGAAGTTGCAGAGGCCGTTGGCGCGGTTCCACACCTGTGACTTCAGGCCGAATTCGGTGGTATCGCAGGGGCGGGTGTTACGCACCACCGCGAAGTCCACCAGCATCAGCGGGTAGAAGCCGGGGCCGATCGTGAGGCCCTTGAACACACCGTCGTTGTATTTGTAGAGGCCCTGGCCCTGGTCGTCGGTGCGGATGCGGCGCTCGACGGCGTGCTGGCTGACCCAGCCGATCTGCAGGCCGGGACCACTATCGGCGAACACCTCCGTGCATTCCAGTTCGATCTGTTGGGTGCCGCGCTCCTTAAATGAGCCGACCACGCCTTGGCCCCAGACCGGCACCGCACGCTGGATGACCTTCCAGACCGTACGGCCGATCATTACGGTGGTGCCGAGCTGCAGCTGGTCGTCAGCCTGCTCCCGCATCGTGATGGTGGCGTTGTTGATGTCGTCAACATTCGCCTTGTACTTCTCGTCGTCGTACTCCACCTCGTAACGGTGCTTGTCGAGAACGAAGCCGTTGATGGTGAAGGTGCAGCGACTGCCAACAGAGACCTGGGGAGTGCGTTTGTGGTCGTCCGGCGCACCGGGGAAGGTCTGGCCGTTGACGGCGGTGATGCCCATCATCCGCCCGTATTCGCGCCCGACGCCCTTCTGGCCAAGGCTGCGCATGTGGTCTTTGCTGCCGTCGCCCCAGTTGCCGGCGATCTTGACCCGCTCCAGCCTGGAGTTGATCGTGGTTTCGTACTTGGCGCCCTCGACATCGGGCATGGGCACCAGGCGGTAGTTCAGGCGGAAGCCGGTGCCGTTGGCGAGCGGGGCGTAGCAGCCGAAGGTGGCATTGCTGCTGGGGGAGAAGGCGCCGCTGAAGGCGGTGTCCAGCAGGGCGTTGCGACTGGGGCAAAGGAAGATGTCGTCGTTGCCCTGGAGGTCGCCGCTGCTGGCGCTGGCGCGGCTGCCGTAGGCGAAGTTGCGCGCCTGGATGCGCCCGCCCTGGCGGGTGTTCCGCTTCCAGTAGAACGCGAAATTCTGCCGCCACACCGCGTCCAGCGGCATGGTGCCGAGGAAGATGCCCTCGAGGTCGGGGCGGTCGATGCCGTCGTCGTCGCCGCACTCGCCGATCACCAGCAGCATCTTCACGCCCTGCTCGGTGCCGTAGCTGAAGCACCGCGACCAGACCAGCTGCGGGCTGACCATGACGCCGCCGATGTCGGCTTCGCGGTTGGCGAACACGATCGGGATCGGCGCGGCGTAGTCGGCCAGCTCATTAACCGAGTCGAACCCGCTGGTGGTGCCAAAGCGGTCCGAGCCGGTGCGGCTGGAGAGCTGCCGCTGCTTCTGCTGCTGCTTACTCGGCGAGGCAGGTTTGGGCGCCAACAACGCTGACACCGCCGACAGCGCAATGCCGATGACGAGGTTGACGATGATGCTGATCGGATCGCACCGCACATCGGGGATGTGGGCGTAGGCCGCTGGCCTTGTGCGACCGCGCCAGGCCGCTTCTGCTGCAAACCGCCGGTACTCATCCTCGGTGATGCCGAGAGTGAGGATCAGTTCGCGCTCGAAGGGCAGTAGCGGAGGGCGTGGGCGATCATCCCCGGACGCATAGGGCACCAATCCACCGCCTCTGTTCGCTGGTTCATGTAGAGGATCCCGCCCTGCCATACCACCGCGAATGAGAGCTGCTCGCCGTTGAGCAGGAGCACATCACCATCGTAGGTGGGGTCTTGGATGCGCTTTCCCCAGCGCAGCAGCGCACGGCCAATGCGGTGCGGGTTTCGTTCGTACCAGCGCGGGTCGAAGGGGGGCGTTGGGATCTCCATTCGCTCCAGCACCCGATACACCAGATGGATGCAGTCGAGTTCGCCCCAACTGAAGCGCTGCCCAATCAGGTCGATGCAATCAACGCAGGCGGACATTGCTGGTCATCGGCAGCTGCCCCACCAGCCGCTGGCGTAGGCGGCGCTTGGGCACTTCAGCGCCGACCGCATCGAGAACGGTGTTCAGCTTGAGGGTCAGCGTGGTCTCGCTCCAGCCGCCGCCCGCGACCTGGCCGGTGTAGCTGTGCAGCTGCTCCTGCTGAGAGCGGTCGGCGGGGTTGAGCAGCATCACCTTGACGTCTGCCAGCCAACCTTCGCGCAGGGCTTCGATCGACCAGCGGCGTGACAGCTCGTTGTTGGGGAACACCAGCGTGGCATCCACGTTGTCGCCCTGGCGGTTGATCGTGATGCCGCTGAAGCCGAACGGCACAAACGAGTAGCCGTTGACGGTCTCGTTGATGAAGAAGTTCTGCCAGCGGTACACCGCTCCCGCCGGAGAGGTGAGGGTCAGGTAGTTGCCAAGCGCGAACTCCATCAGATGCCAACCTTCCTGCGGGCGCCAGGGGATTGCTGCAGCTTGCGCAGGGCGCGGGCCTCGCCTTGCTTGGCGCTCTGGCTGATGATCGACGGCACCTGGTCAGCGCGGATGTAGTGGCTGTCGTTGAAGTTCAGGATGCCGCCGGTGATGTTGACCTGGGGTGGTGCTGTAGCAACTGCCGTGCCGCCTCCGCCGGTGGGGTCAGCGCCGTTGACCACGGAATCGCCTCGGGCGCCGGCGCTCCACTTGGCCATCGCCGAGCCCATCTTGTTCTCGGGGATGACGTACTCGTTGGCGCCGCCTTCGCCAACCACCGCTGGAGTGGGGCCGGTGACAAAGCCTCCGTCTGCCAGGAGCAGCGGCATGTTGAGCGCCCCGGCAAAGCCGCCCCAGCTGCTGCCGAAGCTGCTGGAGAACGCCCCCGCAAACCCACCGCCACCGCCAAACAGACCGCCCAGCCCGCCGAGGATTCCGCCAGCGCCGCCGAAACCACCGCCTCCGCCGGAGCTAGCCATCATCGTGGCAGCCTGGATTTGCTGCTGGGCTGCCGCCAGCATGATCTGAGCTGCCTGCAGCTGGGAGTTGCTCGGGGCCAGCATTCCGAAGATGGCCTGAGTCAGCGCCTGCTCGATGGGCTTGAACGCCATGTCGAGGAAC